TTATACATTGTCTAAAATTGTCGTTTGCATTTTATTTGACACTTAAGATGGAAAAAATAGATGATTTCGCGTTTCTCCAACGAACCCGAAGAGGTCGTGGAAATATGTGGGGTGGAACCCACAATTTTATGAAAGGAAATCAACTAACTTCTATCTTCGTCCATCTGTATTCTTCGCTATCCAAGCTTGGAATTTCAGATGAGAAAAGTATCATTAAATGCTTTAAAAATTCTCTATGTTATCATGTGTCAGAATCTCTTGAACAAGACGAACTCCCAGAAGGAGATCGTTTTAATTTGATTCCGTTTCATTTTCGTGGACAGATTAGTAAATTGGATGAAAGGAAAAGGATTAAGTTCTTTTTCTCTCTCCTCCAATCAAAATCTCTCTGTGAAAGTGTTCCGGAATCATTTGTTCAAGAAACTCTTGAAAAACACCGTGACCAATTATCTTCCCCTCATCCAGGGGTAAGTCAAGAAACTCTTGACTTACTCCTTGAAAGAGGAAGAGAATTTGGAAAGAAGGTTGCCAAATTTTATAAACCTAATAAAGGCTTTAATCCTACAAACAAAGCTACTTTTGCCTTTCCCAGAAATTCTGGGGGAGTTAAAGGTAACTTAGTTTATCAGAAAATATTACATAACTCAAATGTGAGTAATGATATTTCTGATAGGATTGAACCATTTGTTATTGGTTTATTTGGACAACCTGCTTCAGGAAAAAGTACTTCACTTGCTGAAATTATCAGCAAATTAAGTATCTTATTCCCTGGTGTAGATCGAAGAGATCTGACTTTTGAACGAACTTGTAATACAGACCATTGGGATAATTACAGAAACCAACCGATTGTCATCTTAGATGACATCGGTCAGTCTCTGGAAGGAGAAGATATCAAAGAATTTCAAGCTTTGGTATCTTGCAACTCCTATATTGTCCCTATGGCCAAATTAGATGAGAAAGGAAAGTATTTTACTTCTCCTATTATCATCTGTACTTCTAATCTCCGTTATGGAGATAAATTGAAGGGTATCTATCAAGATGCAGCAGGAATATTAGACGATGCCAGTTTCTGGCGTCGTTTTCATGTTCCTTTATACTGCGAAGATGGAAAACTCCATTCACTGAAGGAAAAACCAAATTGGATCAGAAAAGAGAATCTTCTCTTTCCCAATTTGGCTAGGCCTTCAGCTTCAATTGCACTCGAGAAATTTGAGTGTCAGAAGTTTGAATTTGATTACTATCAACGGATTCCTGAATTTATCAAGATTGATAAATCTCAAGCTACTTGTAACCTATGGTCACAAATTACTTGGGATGATCTTGGAAAATCCATGATTTCCATGTATAAAGCTCGTCAAAAATTTCATGATAATTATCGTAAAACTTGGACTCAGAAAATTGATACTAAGTATGATAATCCAATTGAAAACATTAATGAGGAATTCTGGTCTAACCAGATTGAACCTCATTTACCGTCTTCTCTTGGATTTGACTGTTCTCCACAAGGAGCTGTCAATCATCATACCTTAACATTTTCTACATTCCCTCCAGATGGTCCTTTACCTGTTCGGGTTCAACCAATTGTTGAACCTCTCAAGGTAAGGACTATCACTGCGGGAATCGGTGAGACATTTTGTCTTAAGCCTCTTCAGCGTGCCATGTGGCATGCTTTAGGGACTGAAGAACAATTTTGTCTAACTCACGGCACGAATCAACTTGAACCAGCCATTCAAAGGATCTATAATAATAGTTCCCTTGGTGATGTTTGGATTTCAGGAGATTACAGTGCTGCGACCGATTCTTTTGCAATTAGTGCTTCTAAAGCACTTTTGGAAGGAATTTTAGAGTCTATTGATCACGAACCCACAAAACGATGGGCAATGAAAGAAATTTCTCCTCATCTTTTAGTCTATCCTAAAGAGTCTGGTTTAACACCAGTTCTTCAGGAATCAGGCCAATTGATGGGAAGTCTTCTTTCATTTCCATTGTTATGTTTACTTAATGATTGTACAGCTAAGTTCGTTGGTTTATCTCCCCATCAATATTTAATTAATGGAGACGATATACTAATGCGAACTTCTGCTGAAAAATATCCTTTATGGAAGGAAAAAGTCCAAGATTTTGGTCTTTCTCTTTCCGCAGGGAAAAATTACATTCATAAGGACTTTGGAACCGTGAATTCACAATTGATTTGTGAATCACGGGTCCTATGTTCCGGTAAACAGAGGGTTCTTGACCGTAGAAGTCAAGTTTTAGGAGAGTGTCTACGTGACCTTGAGATTCTTATGGAATCAGAGACACCTGATGAAGTTCATGAGTTGTTTAAATCGGTTAACCGAAATAAATTACGAAGAACTGTCAGAAGTATTTCTGTTCCTGTTTCTCATGGTGGATTGGCCTTTAATTGGGGAAAACGAGATAATATTTCAAAGAGATCAAAAAGAACCGAGGTTCTTGTTTATCTTAATGATATGTTAAAGCGTATTTCTCCGAAGAAAGGTTGTCTTTCAATTCCTTATCTTTCAAAAGAAAAGTTTTCTAATACCACTCTTCAAGAAATGGATCGTTGTTTCAACGAACCTGTCTTGAATAGTGAGTACCATGAAGATTTTCTTGGGATTCCTCAAATTGAAAAGGTAAGAAGGACGGTACAACAGAATTTTAAACTCAGGAATTTATTCCTAGGTCAAGAAATTCATGAACTACCACCTCTTTCTTATCTTCATTCTTTACAAGT